TAGACCACGACCCCCATTGGGAAGATTTTCCCTGAAAATGGCTCGACTCAGCATTATCGGGCTTGACCGGACAAAATATGACTGAATCTACTGAGATAGCCCGAGTCAGGGACGAATCGGCTTACCGAGGTGTGCCAAACCCTCGAATCCACACAAAATTGACTGATTACCCCTCTCACGGCGAAGCTATGATCCGATTCTGCGAGGAAATCGGTTTCGAACTGCTCCCTTGGCAACAATGGCTCGCTCATCACTCGCTCAAATACAAACCCGACGGCCGATGGGCTCACCCAGTCGTTACCCTGCTCTGCGCTCGGCAACAAGGGAAAAGCACATTTATGGCCTTACAAATCTTGTTTAGAATCTATGTCCTGAAGGAAAAGCTCCAAGTTCATACGGCTCACAAGCTCACAACCTCGGCAGAATTGTTTTATAAGATTTACGGCATCATCGAGCAGACTCCCCGATTAGCCGCCGAATTTACTAAGAAGCTTGAAAGTAAGGGATTTCAGGAGCTTCAATTTACTGAAGGCCGACGTTATATCGTCCGAGCCAATAACTCAGCCGGTCGAGGAATTGCCGCCCCTGAAACTATCCACCTAGACGAGGCTCGCGAGTATAAAGACGAAGATGTTTGGTCTGCCTTGCGTTACACCCAAATGGCCAGCCCGAATCCTCAGATATGGGTCTATTCAAATGCTGGCGATCAACACTCAATAGTTCTCAACAAGTTACGCGAAAGAGCGTTAGCCGCAATTCACGGCGGCTCGGATGACATTGGCTGGTTCGAATGGTCTGCGCCTCACGGCATAAAGTTCGATAACTCGCCGGACTTCTGGCTAGGTGTCTGTCAAGCTAATCCGTCACTTGGCTACACAGTTCATCCGGACAATATTCGAGCAGTCTTATCAGACCCCGAAGACATTGTGCGCACAGAGGTCTTATGCCAATGGGTCGATACCATCAACCCAGTTATCAATGCTTCACAATGGGACGCTTGTAAAGTTGAGGGACTTCGACTCAACCCTGAGTCCGATACTTGGCTCGCTATCGATCTCAGCCCTGATCGCAAGCAAGCCGCCTTAGTTGCGAGCCAGAAACTTGAAGGCGACCAATTCCAAGTCATCCTTCTTCAAACTTGGCACAATCCTCAGAACTTGGACGATAAAGCCTTGGCTAATGACCTAGCCGAATGGTTTAGAAAGTATCCAGTTCAACTTGTGGCTTACTCAGCTCGCACGGCGTCAGCGGTAGCGGCTAGATTGGCTCCGGCTGGAATTAGGACCGAGCCCATCGATGGTCTAGATTACGCACAAAGCTGTGATGAACTCCTAGGTGCTATTTCATCTCAGCGGTTAGCCCACTCGGGACAGGACGAGCTAACGAAACAATGCCTATCCGCCGTCAAATTGCCTTATGGTGACGGCGGTTGGGTAATGGGTCGGAAAGTAAGTAACGCGGTCATCTGTGGAGCTATTGCCTCGGCGATGGCGACTCACTTCGCCACTAAGTCCAATGATGGCGTTGATATTGTCATTCTGTAACACACTCCCCTTACAATATTAGTCAAATGGGCGCATTTAGAGATTTCTTCTTTCCAGAAGTAAAAGCCGCGAAAACAGTTGATGTAACTGCCGCGCTAACTCCGGTTCAGATTCAGGATCAGATTTACAATATCCTGGGCGGAGCCACAAATACGACAAGAGCTCTTGCGATGAGCGTTCCTTCCGTCGCTCGCGCTAGAAATATTATCTGCGGAACTATCGGCTCGCTACCTCTTACGACTTTCAATCGTATTACTGGTCAATATGTCGATCCTCACCGCGTTATCAATCAGCCAGACCCTCGCGTAGCTGGATTCGTTATCTATAACTGGCTTGCTGAAGATATTTGGCTTTATGGCGTCGGTTACGGCCAAGTTCTTGATATGTATTCATCAACTGACGGCGGCCGCGTTAGGGCTTGGACTCGCGTAAGTCCAGACCGCGTCACAGTCGATACTAATTCCAAAAATACCGAAATCACCGGCTATCGAGTTGATGGTTCTCCGGTTCCTATCAATGGAGTCGGCTCAATCATTCGCTTTGATGGCCCAGATGAAGGATTACTTCACAGAGCTGGCAAAACAATCAGCGCGGCTGTTTATCTTGAGAACGCAGCAGTCAATTACGCAAAAGAGCCAGCACCTTCGATGATTTTGAAATCTAACGGCACAAACCTAACCGCCGAAAGAGTTTCTTCACTTTTATCTGCTTGGAAGACTGCTCGTCAAACTCGCTCAACTGCTTTCCTCAATGCTGACGTCGATTTGAAAGAATTTGGTTATGATCCGAAATCCTTACAACTCGCGGAATCTCGTCAGTATGTGGCGCTAGAGCTTTCCCGCGCCTGCGGAATTCCAGCTTACTTCTTGAGCGCAGAGACGACTTCTATGACTTACTCCAATGCTGTCTCGGAACGGCGATCACTTGTTGATTTCTCTCTGCGCCCAATTTTGAAAGCCATTGAAGAAAGACTTTCATTACCGGACTTTGTACCGAATCCAGTAATGACCCGATTCGCACTTGACGATTTCCTTCGCGGTAACGCGTTAGAACGCGCTCAGGTTTATGAAATCCTAAACCGCATCGGTGCGATGAGCGTCGAACAGATTCAACGAGAGGAAGACCTGATACCTAATGAAAATTAGTATGCCAATGACTGTCACCGCCGCTGACACAGTAAAGCGCACAATCAGCGGAACTATTGTGACTTGGAACGAACAGGGCAACACTTCAGTCGGCCCAACTGTGTTCGCTAAAGATTCAATCGATATGAAGAATGTGAAATTATTGCTTGAGCACGACAGAACAAGACCGATAGGACGCCTCGCCGAGTACGAAGTGACTGATTCAGGAATCACGGCGCGGTTCGTTTTAGCTAAAACTTTTGCGGCGGATGATGCTTTGGAAGAGGCCGCAACTGGATTACGCGATGGCTTTAGTGTCGGTGCGCAAATAAATGAATGGACTAATGTAAAAGGCGTTATGAACATTACATCGGCAACACTCGACGAGGTCAGCCTTGTCACAGATCCAGCAATCGATTCAGCAAGAGTCGCTGAAGTTATTGCCGCTTCAGAGAATGAAGCAACTAAAGAAGATTCTGCTCCGGCAACCGCTGACGCAGACAAACCAACCGAAGGAGACCAAGTGTCAGACACTACCGCTCCAGTTCCTGCCGTCGAAGAAGCGGTAGAAGCTGCTAAGGTCGAGACAGTTGCGGCATCACGCCCAGCTTTCTACACCGCCCCTCGCCTTGAATTCACAAAGGCAAAATACCTAGAGAACAGCATCCGCGCCGCACTTGGCGACGATGACGCACGTTCTTACCTCCGCGCCGCTGATAACACAACAGATAACGCCGGATTTATCCCAACTCCACAGAGCACAACTCTCATCAATGGCGTATCTAATGGCGATCGCGGATTCATCGATGCGCTTTCTCGCGAAACCCTAGCGGCTTCCGGAATGACCTTCGAATTGCCTCGTATCAACACCGCGCCGACTGTGGCATTGACAAACGAAGAAGGCGCACCTTCTGAGACAGATATGGGAACAGCTTATATCTCTGTCGATGTAAAGAAGTTCGCTGGTCAGCAGGCTGTATCCGTCGAACTAATCGACCGCAGTTCCCCAGCCTTCTTTGCTGAACTCGTCCGTCAAATGGAGTTCGCATACGCAAAGGCAACCGACGCCTACGCAGTAACTCGCGCATCCGCAACCGCAACAGCATCAACCGCTAAGGCTGGCGCAACAGCGGCAAACTACCTTGCTTTCTTTGCCAACGCGGCAAAGAATGTATATACCGGCTCACTTGGCTTTGCTCGCAACGTCGTAGTGTCCCCGGATGTATGGGCTGAAATTATGGGATTGAACGACAATGGTCGCCCAATCTATATCGCTTCCAACCCATCAAACGCAGGTGGCGCACTTTCACCGCTTTCAGTTCGCGGTAACGTCGCAGGTCTTGATCTCTACGTTTCTCGCTCACTCTCTGGAACTGGCGACGGATCAATCTACGTCATCAACCCAGACGCTCTCACATTCTACGAAAGCCCACGTCTGACACTCCAGACCAA